CTGCTTTGTATGTTTTGAATCCTTCTCTTTTAATTCCAGCAATAAGACCAAAGAATCCATCTAATAGAACTACTGCAACTAATGCAAGATATTGTTCTGTATTGTCTGCGGTTAAATTCATAAAATATGAACCCATAAATGCACACGCCGTACTAATCGACATAATAACCTGTATCCAGGTTGATTTTAATAATTCCATTTTAGAACCCATATTGAATTAATTCTATGAATGCCACTTTTATTCGCATCCATAATCGTTGAGTCCATCGAAGTTCTTTGAACTCTTTTGTTATAAATATATCAGATAATTCTTTCATTATGAAATATCTTTACTTTCAATCAAAGTATAAGTAAATGAATTTCCGTAAAGTTTTGCAGCCTTATTCACTAACTCCATAAACAATTTGAAATCTGCATATGCTGCGATTACTTGGCAACCTGCTGACCACTTATCAATCTGTACAGATTTCCCACCTTCTCTTGAAGTGGCTCTGTGAATGTTGATTCCGTATATACCTTCGTGAATATTTTCTTCTAAGAAGTCATATACGCCATCTTTGTTGTTATCTCTATAAACTTTTAATGGTTTATGTTGTCTAAGAGCTTCATACTTACCTTGATGTAATCCAATTGTATGAGAACCCCTGTATTGACCTGGTACTAAGATTGCAACACCGTCTTTGTTTAATAGGTTTCTTTCCCAATGTGACCCAGGGTCGGTTGTTGCTTCAAAACAGTGAAATTTGTTTTCGCCATTCACACTATATGATACAGTTACGCAGTCATCAAATTTATTAGTAACTTTCCCGCCAGTTTCTGAATTTCTAACTCCTACAATATTCAAATTGTAGTCACCGCCTTCAAACCAACGATAACCTTTACCTTCTACTGCTTGTTGTATTTGTTCTCTTGTAAAACACGCCATTTATTATTCCTCATCCTTTTTTTGAAATATTTTTGTAACACCGTCGATTCCAAACGAACCCAATGTAATGATTACAAATGAATTGAAAATAGTATCGCTGATAACAAGTTCTTTACCCATGAGCCCTGTAATTACATCTGCTGCAGCGAAAACGGCCATGATTGCAAATGATGCAAAGCCTACAATGTTTTTTTCGTTAAACACGTTGTTATCTTTGAAAATATCTTTAAACGCCATATGACTCCTTTTATTGAATCATTGACATAACTGGATGAAAGGAATAACTTATTCTGATTCTTTATTATAAATATGGTTACGTTTTTTCTTCTTTTGTTTTTGTTCTTTACGAGTTATTGCGTCAATTTCTGCATCTCCATACCGCAGTTCTTCTAGCTCACGTACAGTTAATTTTTTCATATTTTAATCCACTTTCGTTCACTATTTAATTGAAATGATCCTATATATTCCATACTCCATTCTGATGGATGGATTAATGATAAAAATGGTTGTCCATCTCTACCAATAAATAAATGATATATTTCACCAATAATTGGCTCAAATGAAAATTTAGAACGATAAACTAAATCATTCCACTGATATTCTTCTACTAATTGTTGATACTCACGTTTTAATTCTAAAAACTTAGTTTCTAATTGTTTATTTACTTTATGTACACCGTGACGCTTCCATGACTCAACATCATCTGGTTTAATAACTGGAGCACTTACATTTGTTGCATATGGCATTATTGATGCAACATATTTTTGTTGATCATCATCCCATACAACATTATCAGGTTTTTTTGTCATCTGCAAACAATTAAATCGTTTTGATACTCAGTCATTTTATTAATAATTAGTTTCAAATTTCCAATTTCAAATTCACCTACTTCCCCACTATCTTGAATAATCATTGATAATTGTGTCATTAAATTAAATTCATTTTGCTGAAAGCGCATACCGTCAATTTCTATTACAATTTCTGAAGATTTACCTGTATTAATTTTTTTATGCAAATCAAACTTAGTATTTGATTGTTCTATTGAAACATAATGATTTATCATATCTTCTGACAAATCTATTTCCATTCTACTACACCATGGTTCTAGTGCTTCTAACAATTCAATGCTACAATTGGTAATCTTGAATCCGATATCATATTTAGGTGGCACAATCGGCTTCATTAAGGCATCATGTGCTACGAAATGTCCCCATTTCCTAATAAAGTTTCTAGTGCTTCGTTTATTTTGTTCTAACCACTCTGGAGAATCTTGATAAATACTTGTAGCTTTATCTGCGGTATTTCTTCTCGAACCCCTGCAGGTCATATGATATACAAATCCTTCCCATGTTTGAACAAACTTAACGCCATTTAAATGAAAACGATTGAATATATCTGAGTCTTCCTTTGATTGGGGAGCATATAATGGGTCATGACCTCCTATTTCTTGAAAGTCTGATTTCCAGAATGCCCACGGAGCAAATATACCTTCTGTAGTTTTATCTTGTTGTGTAAATTCAGATAAATTACTTAATAATTCTGCTTCTTTGAATTCTTCTGGTTCTACACCCCCATCCCATAAAATCTTCTCAGGCCCATCTGGATGTAATGGTGGTTCAATTCTTGTAAGTGATACTATAGTTTTTTCATTCGGAACTAATCTTTCTTGCGGCGGATCTGAAAGCAATGTACGTGTTTGGTACATATGTTTTTCAATAGCATCTAAAGCTCCAGGACACAAATACATATCCGCATGATATATCATACAAACATCATGTTCTGCTACTTCATTAACTAATCGGTCATATAATATTGTATGACCCTGACGCTTTCCAGTATCATTAAGAATTGCTGAGAAATGTTCATCACTTTTCATTCTTTCTTGACACCATTCCCATGTACCATCTGTAGATGCATCATCGGCTACGCAAATTTGTACTGTATGATTGCCTTGATTTTTTCGAATAGCATCATATGACCATTTAAGATATTTAAGATTGTTTCGACTCGGTTGTATTAAGGATATTTTCATAATCTTGTTTTTACATTTGTCCCATGAATAGGTTTTACAAAAGTTTGATCATCATCTTCTGGTAAACGTCCCCACTTTTGTATGAATTTTCTTATATTTGTTTGTTCTGCATCAATTTGTCTTTGAGATTTTTTCGTAATATCATCATCTTTAAAATGCGAACCTCTCGCTGAAAAATGATACACTACTGATTTAGATGTCATTTTAAATTCATATCCTTCTAATTGCATACGTATAAATAAATCTTTATCTTCCCAAGAAGCTGGAGCAAATATAGGGTCATTGCCGCCTATCCATTCATAATCTTCTTTTCTACAAAAGAACCCAGCGCCGCCACCTTTTCTAACAATAACATCATTTTCTTTTGAAAATTCAGTTGCCCATTTATCAAACCAGACCGCATTAAAATTGTGATGAAACTCACCAAATTCATCAATTGGAACAAACACCGTGCCTGGTCTATAATCTGGGTCATTTGGAAATATCTTAGGCTGTATTCTAAATGACGATGCTATTAGTCGTACTGACTCATCTATATTGTCAAATAAACGTAATAATTCTAAATCTTGATTTGGGGCTATCCACATATCAGAATGTATGATATTAACGAATTCTGTTTTTGATTTACTCACACAAAAATTCATTCCGCCGCCAATACCTTTTGGACTATCATTATGATCGATATAAACTTCTAAATCTAAATTAAGTTTATTATCAATAAGCCATCGATCCGTGCCATCCGTACAATTTTCAGCATGAACAATAATGGGTTGATCTTTATAATAAGCATTTTCTCTTACAGATTTAATTGCAAGTTTGAGATATTCTAAATTATTGTTTGTTGATATACAAGTTGTAACCTTATGCATGACTTACTTCCGATAAATTTGCAAAAAAGTTATACCAATATAATGCTACCGAATTATATGAATAACTTTCTACAAGTTTTTTACGCGCGTTTTCTGTAATATATAAATAATCTTGATAATTTCCTAGTATGTTTTCTACAATATCTGGCAAATCTGAATAATCTACCTTACAAGGAATATATGTTTCGTTTGCAATAAATAAATTTGGTTCTGTTATAACAAAATCCATATTTGGTTTAATCATAATACAACCATGTTGAATTGATTCCAAATCACGATAACAAAGTTCACCCATTCCATATGGGGATATGGAAATTTTTGATCTATGTAACACTTGATGCATAGTATTAGGATCTGTTTGTTGTGCTACAATTTTTCTATTAGGCAATTTTGACAATTGTTTCCATGCAGCTTCACGATGATTCGAATATAATATATCTGTACGAATTTCATGATCATAAACTTCCTTGGGAATATATGTTTGATATACTGCTGCTACATCAATATCTTTCTGATTATAGTTTACATCATATAAATTATGAAGTGTAGGCCAATTATGTCCAACATTATATCCAGTTAACATAAGTTTAGAATATTCTTCCTCTGACAAGTTATATGATTTATCTAATTTAGATCCAGCACCAAAAAACCATTTTCCAATTGTTGATGGATCGTTATATTTTTCTCTAGTTAATAACTGCTTTTTAAACAAATATTTTGCATTAGATTGTTTAAATACTTCATACACTCCAGCAATAGATGTTGAATCACCCCCATGAACTAAAAAATAGTCTCCCGATTTGTTTTGTAAATTTTCAATTCCGCGTGATATACTATCATTAAACGGCATACCGGTTGAAAAAAACTGATTAGAATCAATCAATTCAAAATCATAACTTGAATCAGTTGTTAATTCAATACTATAATCAGGTAATATGTTTTTAGCATGAATTAATCCACTAAAACATTTCATATTTGTTTCATCTGAAAGTTTAAGTTTTATCATAATACATCGTTCCAAGTTAATGATTTATATGCTGAATTAAATAAATTATAACAATTTGATTCACACGCTTTATTAGCATTTTGATACCAACTATGTGCTTTTCGCAATGCACCAGTATCTGTTTTATCAATTCCTTCTTCACCTTGTATATAACTGCGTTTATTAGGGTGCTTTCTATTATGAACCAATAATATATTTTTAAAATGATATTGCGGGATATTGC